ATGTTTCATGCTTCTGGGTATAAACTCATAGATGCAAAAAAATTACTCGAATATCTATGTAATAACAAGTGTAATGTTTTGAATTATGAAGAGGTTAGAACTTGTTATGGAGGTGACCCATTAAGATTTCACTACTTGATGTTTGAATTTCAACAATCCGGCTTGATTGAAATCTTAAAAAGAGATACCTTTGGTAGAATTATCGAATTTAGTTATAAAAAAAATACAGTATGGACAAAAGATCTATTATAGCTAAAATATCAAAGGGCTCCAATTTGAAGAAATGGGAAATTAAGTTACTTGTAGATCCTTTATTGGAGACTATCATTAAAGCTCTTGAACATGGTGAAGAAGTACACTTCAATAACTTTGGAAAGTTTACTCTGAAGTACCATAAGCCCAAAGAGACGCTTCACCCCAAGACTCGTCAGCGTATTCAAATTCCAGAAAAAGTTTCTATCGTTTTCACTCAGACCCGAATGTTCAAACCAACGGATGAAACCATAGAGGCATTACGAAAACAAGCAGACAAATAAACATAGCTCACATACTACTAATTTAAGCAGAGACATCACAAGTGCCTCTGCTTTTTGTTTTTATGCTTAATTCAAACTTCAACAATAGTATAGTCCTATTCTTTGAGTGTAATTTAAAAACATTCGAAGATGAAACTATTACTGAAAAGAAAATTCAAAGGTGGGACCTATACGATAGGTGATCTTTACATTGATGGCGTGTGGTTCTGCAACACGCTGGAAGACACGGTACGAATACTGCCTTTGCTTTGTCCCGACACTCCGCAAGGCATTGGTTGTCGCTGTAAGGAGAAGGTATATGCTCGTACTGCCATTCCCTGCGGAACCTATAAAATCACGATGACTCATAGCCCCCGATTCAAGCGTGTGTTGCCTTATTTGCACGATGTTCCTCACTTCTTGGGGATTCTTATTCATAGCGGAAATACGGATGCTGATTCGGCAGGGTGCATTCTCGTGGGACGAAATACCATTAAGGGGAAAGTTACAGAATCTCGTGTAACTTCTGACCGCCTCAATGCGATACTTGGTAAAGAGAAGAATATCACCATCGAGATTGAGTAGCCATGAATGTGTATATCCTTAAAGACCCCAACGACCTTACAGTAAGGTATGTGGGGTTAACTTCTAAATCCCCTTTACATAGGATGCGTATTCACATCAAAGATGCCAAAACCAAGCTAAGGCAAGAGCGAAATCTAAACACTAAAGAAGAGTGGCTGTTGCGTTTGATTGCGATTAATCAAAGTCCAATAGTTGTGTGTCTTGCTAAGCAAGTGAGTAAAGAGGTTGGCATTCAGGTTGAAAAGAACATCATTGCCATCTATGGTCGCCAATGCGATGGTGGAACACTTTATAATGTACAACGAGGTGGCTCCTATGAGAGTGACAAAGCTACTCCGTGGAATCGAGGGTTGAGTGGCTGTTATACTGAGAACTACATGTACAACATGAAAATTAATCAGAGTAATAGAAAGGATATTTTTCGATTCGATAGAAATGGTAACCTTATTGACTCATGGCAAAGTATTAGAACAATGTGCTCTACATTGAACTTCGACAGAAGAACAGTACAACGATGTTTGGAGAAACGCAAGCATTACAATTCGCACAAAGGGTATATGTTTACTTATTCGCCAAATGATGTCCCTGTCTATATCAACCACTCTTGCTCAAACCAAATGAAGCAACACTATGGGAAAACTTCGTAAACTAAGGCCTCCCGAAAACCTGCACATCGATTTCACCCCCTCACCCAAGCAATACGAACTCTGGAAGCTGTTGCAACCAGAGTGCCCAAAGTGCGGGGGCGTCATCCGACAGCAGTTGATAGGCTACGATGCCAACAAAAATCCTCAGTACAAACCATTCTGTTACCAGTGTGGCAACTCTAATATTCCGCAACTGATTTTAGGTGGTGGAGCAGCCGGTAAACGACACCACTGCCGGCCTGTGCAGTAATGCACTGACAATAAATCTCTTTAACTGCTGGGAACTCTGACCGTGTGATGACGAAGACAATCAGCAACCAAGCCGGATAAACGGAAGGCTCAACGACTATCCCTACGGGGAGTACGGCCAAGCGGTCGGAAACGGGAGACTCCTTAGAAATAAGGATGAAGATATAGTCTACTCCTTATGGAAACATAAGGCTGCGGAAGCGATTATCAAGTAGCGATTGATAATGAATTTGTTAGGGTGGTAAATCGTACTTAGCCTCTGTTTGGTTGGTGAGTAGTTGTATCCGATTTCCAGAGATTCGAGCAATTGTGGCTCGTAAGACATTGAAGTCATTGAAAGAGTCCACGTGGAATACGATACGTGCAGTCATCAAGCGTTGGGGGCTGATAGAAGACGTTCATTATAGGGTGAATAACCTTGCCGGAACACTGACCTTTTGGAACGACTCAATCATCTTGATGTTAGAGATGGCCGACTTGCCCTCAGATCCGAACTTTGAACGGTTCGGCTCGATGGAAGCGACGATCTGCGCAGTCGATGAGGTGTCGGAGATTGGTCAGAAAGCCATAGAGGTGCTGTTCTCCCGTTTGCGTTGGCGTACTCACGAGACATTTATGGTCTCGAAGATGTTACTCACTACAAACCCAACCACGAACTGGGTGCGTAGTCGCTTTGTGCAGGACGACAATGGCGATAAAGTGGAGACACGAGAGGGTGAATATTATATCCCGTTCAGTGTGTTTGATAATCCTGATATTGGTTTCCGCCAGACATACGAGGCAGCACTGAATAAAATTTCAGACCAAGCCACCAAAGAGAGGCTACTTTATGGCAACTGGGACTTTGTGGAAGCCAACGATATGGCAATCTACAATCGCTTTGATGGAGCAAAGCATCTTATCACAGGACTGAAAGAGCGTGTGTATGACCCAACCAAACCGCTTATTACGGTATGGGACTTTAACGTTGCTCCGCAGATGTCGGTGCTGTCTGCTCAAATAGATTACGAAAACAAGAAGGTTTACGTGTTAGAAGAGATACTTGGGAAACCACAGGACAAGGAAAATAACACTCCGGCATTGTCTCGAAGAGTTCAACAGAAGCTCTATCGAGAGAAACATATCGGAGGTGTAGATGTGACGGGCGACCCGTCGGGCTTACAACGCTCAACAACCACTGAAGATGGCATCAATAACTATACGGTGATTCTCGATACGTTTGGTAAAGGTATTCTCAGACCAAAGTTGAAACTGTTGAGAAAGCAACCACCACAAGTAACGAGATGTGAATTTGTAAACGAGCTATTTACTGGATACAACGGCTGGACGATTGAGATAGACCTGAAATGCCGGAAGCTGACCGAAGACTTGATTTATCAGTTGAAAAATGAGGATGGCACCAAGTGCAAGCAGAAAGTAGCAGACCCGAAGACAGGTGTAAAATATGAGAAATATGGACACCTTTCGGATTGTTTGGACTACCTCCTTTGCTACTATTTGCGGGATAGTTGGTATAAATTTAAGAGTGGTGATAGCAACGGCAGTATTATAGCGACCATTCCCGCAGTGTATAATGGATTTAACTATTAAAAGACGAATATGTATAGACGATTTCTAAATGATAATGATTACTTGGGCGTGATTACCGCCGAAGCCCTTGCGCAAATGACGCGAGGCAATTCCGACCGATTTGCTCAGGCAGAGGAATCAGCCGAGATGAGCATCATCGAAAACCTCAGCGAGAATTACGAGATAGAAAAAGAGCTCAGTAAGGGGAAATATATTGCCGAGCATGACCGTAGGATAACTTTCCCTGTGGGTGCGTTCATCTATTGGGAAGGACGCATTTACGAAGTGATTCGCTCGATAAGCGGCTATAAAGTGCCTTCGATATTGGTGTACTGGGAGGAATATGTGTCGTTGAACCCCGAAGAAAAGCCTATCACACAATATTCCCAGTTCGGTACATATTATGAGGGCGATATTGTGACCTACAACGATGTGGCATATATCTGTAAAGCCGACAATGGCTATAAGTTCGGAGATATTCGTATTCCGATGGTGGTGGGCTGGTTGGAGAAAGAGACAACTGAATGGTTGCCGATTGAGTATAATCTCTGGGAGGTAGTCTCCTTCAACGGTGCGTTTTATACGTTGATGACGCTCGAAGAATTTGATAATAATATCAATCCGTTTGACTCTCCCTGTTGGGGTGCTGTTGCCGACTATGACCCGGCTTACAACAATTATGAGCTGGAAAGTCACGAATACGTGGTCTATGAGAGCAAAGTATTCTACCCGGGAATGGACGTAAATGCCGATGTGCCTATCGTTGGGCACAACATAGCCTTGAACGACCCTCGCAACTACAACATCAAAAAACATATGGTGCGACTGGCTATCTATGAACTCACGAAGTTGATTGCTCCAAACAATGTAAGTACGGTACGGTTGAAAGACCACGAGGAATCGATGAAGTGGCTGAACGATGCTTCGAAATTACGACTAAACCCTCAGATACCCCGAAAACTGGCGGAGGATAACAAACCCGTGACGGATTGGCAACTGTCGACTTTTCAGACCGATTATGACCCGTACAAAAATCCGTGGCTGACATAATTATCTGATAACTTGACGATAAATCAGAAGATTTGTTTAACTTTGTACTTTAATAGAAGAGAAAATGCCTATGTAAATATTCATTAAAACATATCGATTGCTGTTTAAACCTCCCAGAAGCGACCAAGAATTGAGAGAATAAAATAGCAACAAGACATTAAGTAGCACGAGCTGATATAGCACGGGGCTGGCTTGTGTCTTGTAGGTTGCTTGGTCGCACCTTGGGAGGTCTTGTCGGTTTCCGTGCTTCTTTGTTTGCGGTACGGTTTAACCATTATAAATGTTAACCAAGTATACCAACAATGTTATGATGACTACCAAAGAAAAGACGGTGTCCTTCGCCGGAAATCGCACACTCACAACATTAGAAAATCTTCCTGATGCAAACCTTGAAAACGTAATTCGAACAGAACTTTCATTTTGTCTTGAAGATTGCTACCGAGAAGGGAAGACGAATTTTATCTCTGGGATGGAAATCGGCTGGGATACTCTTTGTGCCGAAGAGGTGCTAAAACTTCGAAAAATGTACTCAGATGTCCGCTTGATCGTAGCAATTCCATTTCAGGGGCAAGAACTCATGTATGGAGAGAAGGATAAACTACGCTACAAAGCAATATTTAGAGCCGCCGACCATCAGGAATTTATCACCTGTGGAGATTACGACAAAGAAGTCTATCACAAACGGAACGAATGGATGATAGCCAATAGCAGTGAAATAATCGCCTACGATAGTGGAAAGCCAAATAGTGCTACTGCTTCAACCGTGAGAAAAGCGATACTTTCAGGGGTAGAGGTTCTGAATATTTATGATGAATTGAAAAAATATTTTGCAATCTCGCATTTTGCAAAACGGTATTTACAGAGATTTCCGTTTGTGACTAGCTTTCGATATGGTCGTGAAGGGTTGCTGTTTTATGGCGATCAACAGCCTATTCCTGTGCCATTTACGAATATTAAAACGGTGGAACTATCAGGCGAATATTTGGTATTTACTCTGATGAACAACATTACATACAGAGCGTCTATTTATTCCGATGAATGCCTCGTGGATTTCCCGAAAACTGTAGGTCCGTCGTAGTTAGTCTTTTTTGTTTTCCAGTTAGTTATGCTATATTTGCAGCATAATAAATCGAATTAATTATGACCAAAGCAGACATCATTAGCGAAATAGCTAAATCGACCGGAGTAGACAAGACTACGGTTGCCACAGTAATCGAAGGCTTTATGGAGAGCGTAAAAGGCTCTATGGCTTCGGGTGAGAACATTTACCTGAGAGGCTTCGGAACGTTCTTGATTAAACGACGTGCCGAGAAAGTAGCACGCAACATCTCCAAGAACACAACGATTATTATTCCAGCTCACAACATTCCGGCATTCAAACCTGCTAAGGATTTTCAAAAGTCTATCAAGGAAACAAAGTAATTGAATAATATAACGAGATATAACATGAAAACAATGGCAATATCAGTCGCGGGATTGGTGTTGCTGTTTTGTGGGCTTTCGTATCTTAACGCTCCTCAGAGTGACACATTCCTGTTTAGTTCCATCAATCCGTGGAACTTTCTGCAAGGGATGGATTTTGCTTTGGGCTTTGGATTAGGTTTTCCGATATGGCTTTCAGTCATCACAATCGGACTATTTTCATTTTTATTGTTTGTAGCCATTCTCTGGATTGTGCGAAAGATGATAAAATAGTAAAAGGACATCACTTGGTGTCCTTTCTTGTTTTCGGATATTTTCAGAGCCTTATTTCTTAGATTCTTCCAATGACGCTTTGCGAAACTCTTTCATAGCCTTTTCAATCTCCAAAGAAGACTTGCGAGCACGAGTTCCCGCTGCCTTGTTTCCGTTTTCAGCCTGAGCCGTAGCGTCAGTTTTGAAAGCCGTAAAAGCGGCTTCGAGCTTTTCAATTAGTTCTTTCATTTTTCTTATAATGTTAGTTTATACATATTTGATGACAAAGATACAAAAAACATGTTATTTACAGCCCAACACAGCATTAGCTCTTTTAAATGTTTGATCTTTATTCGTATTCTTGTAGTAGTGCTTGTAAATAGTATTAGGGCTATTGCCTGCCATTTCTGCTACTTCTACGGGTGGAATATCAGCTGCAAGCATTTCTGTAATAAATGTTCCACGCGCTGCATACCATGTGATTTTCTCATCACTTTTAATCAGGTCCTGAACTTTTCTTAAGGCTAAGTTTAGGTTGCAATAAAGCCGCTTCAATCGCCCTCGTTGTTTTGCTTCCGTATTGTGTTTTACCGAGAATACAGGTAGCATGTAGTTACCATAGCACTTGTCCTTATATCGTTCAACGATTGCCCTTGCTTTGGAATTAAAATTCATACAAGCCCTTTTGGGGAATTTTATTCGTTCATAGTTCAGATTGCCATCTTTATCAACACAATCCCAAGTCAGGTATGCAACATCAATATTAGCCATTCCTCCGGTATAGTAACTGAATAAAAACAGGTCAACGTAGAAAGACTCCAGTCGGCTTAAAAGGTTACGATCCAGTTTCTCTATTTTATCAATGACATCCTTGGAGAGGGTTTTGGGAATAAATTCCTTGGATTTCATTTTAGGTCGGGCACGCTCGAATACGGTGAGATCTATATCCGGTATGTTCATCTTAGTCGCATAATATAGTAGACCGTAGAATCTTCGTAGTCGAGTCTCTAATCCACCGTTATTACCATTCTCAAGACCTCGCTTCTCAAGGAAAAATGCGTAATCATTAACAAAGTCAGCCGTAATTTCATTAAAGTAGTAACTGGATAAAGCACGGTCATATTTTTGTTTAGTGAATTGAGTAAGGGTAGTTCGTAGATCTCGATAATTTTTTGCAGTACCAACACTACTTATTACCTTGCCGTTCTTTATACGCTCACGAGATAGCATATTCTTGATGATTGAATCCAATGCTGTCGCAACAGAAAGGACTTTTGCCTCTTTCTTCTTATTTTCCGTGACATCGAAGCAATGAGACCATTGAACAGGTGACCATGATTTCCCTTCCGCTTCCCACTCCTCCGCAATTTTCAAGTAGCTTGATTTCAATTCGAGCAGACGTTTGTTCTTCTCAGTCGCTTCCGTACTTTTAGATTTGAATTGTTGAGTCTGATTGTCCCACTCTTTTGCGGAGCCGGTGATATTGATTACCTTTGTTACTCTGGCGTAACCGGTTCTGAAAAATACCATCTCCAGTTTTACTAATCGGGGATCTTTGGGGTTATCCTTACCCTTGATGTTAATTGTAAACATAGCGCATCAGTTTTTAATTTGTACTTAATTGGCTTCAAATTCAAGTGCCTTATCGGACTACATGAATCACTACATCCGAATAGTGCTTTTTGCCAAAAAAAGGTTATTATTGCTATCAAAATAGCTTTTTTCGTAACAACCCTGTAAGTACTAATATTAACTAATGCGCTATGTTACTGCTACTTGCTATATACATTCACTGTATATAGTGAAAAAGAGGGGTTCCGATTGGGGGCTATCCTCTTTTTCTATGTAATTATTTACTTGCTACTTACTTGCTCAAAGCCTGAGCCACGTCAACCGCACAAGCCACTGTACATCCTACCATCGGGTTGTTACCGATACCGAGGAATCCCATCATTTCCACGTGAGCAGGAACTGATGAAGAACCGGCGAACTGAGCATCTGAGTGCATACGACCCATTGTATCGGTCATACCGTAAGAAGCAGCGACACAGCATCCCTGTAAGTATTTGCAAGCTGTTATTAATCAATGCTATAATAGCAATGGGTAAACTCCTTGTTAGTAAATAAAAGAACGAATTATCAAAAAGGGCTGCATCATGGGCAAATGCCTATGCGTTACCCTTTAGATGAGAGTACTCCTAATGGAGTTAAGACCGTAATCTAATTTGCGTGTCAATGAAGTATAAATCTCCGTCTATGCCATAAAGTACATTATTGGGAACTGCATCAAACACTTCATAATCCGAATTATGGTATTCGTCGTAATAGTCCATTTCAAAGCCTAATGCTTGCATATAAGCAGCTATCTCGTCTTCCGTAGCTTCTCGTTCAGCTAATATATAAGGTTGTACGAGAACTGCGCAAAATTCTTGCTGACTGTTATAAGCGAAGCCTATCATTTGATAAGGCACATTGCCAAAGAACTTGTTATGTGCAGCAATGCGGATGAAGAAGTTCTCTAAATCATCCCCTGCGTACTCAAAGTTATTTAATTTTACAACAGACACATTACCATCATGGAACACTTCATTCTCACCACCTCTATCCATATAAGTAATATTGAGGTGTGATAAGTCAATCCATAGACCATTGTCATTGGCAAACTTTATCAGTTCTTCTGTTTGTCTTCTCTTATAGCCCTCTGTTGATTCAGTTTCTCCTGCTGCTTCCTTACTTCTTCTGGCGATGCAGGTCGCTTGCTCCAAGAGGCTATTGATTGACGAGTGCGTTCTATCCATTCTTTGTGAAATTCGTTGATGTATTCCATAATTTGTTTGATTATGAGTTTAAGACAAAGGTAATCATTCCTCTTTTAATAGCAATGCTTTGGTTGTTATATTCTTGCGAATGGGGTGTTGTGGAACATTCTATAAAAGAGAAGCAGCATAAGAGTTCCCTCAAATGCTGCCCTGCCTTAAATTAGTTTGGCAATTAGTTAATCTTCTTGTAGGTGGTCGTAGTAATATCGTCTAACTCTAAACCACCGTCATCCGTATTATCCCAATCCTCAAAGGCGAGAACCAATTTATTAGCTGTAAGCTCATTGATAGTAAGGACATCCGAATAACCGTCATCGTAAGAGATAGTCAGCTTATTGCCTTTCAAAGACCAGCGACTTGTTTCTGTATATCCACCGTCCGCATAGCCTTCTGTGCAAGTACCGTCAGCTTTGAACTCCCATAAGCCATTGGTGTAGGCTTCATCAGAGGTGACAACTTCCTTGCCATTCTCCACTTTGTGAACCTTCTCCCAAGTGGACTGCCATTTACCTATAAGGTTGGCTTGGTCAATGATTGTCTGTTCTTCTTCATCATCGCTACAAGCTGTAAAGTTTACAGCCAACATGACCATTAACAAGGTCATTCCAATTAATCTTAAAGTTTTCATTATTAAATTGTTCTTTAGTTAGTAATATGTAAACTTTTCTCTCAATCGCTCTCATTTGTACTTATATTGACATAAATGTAAGTTCACGTAGTTGCCATCATGATATTCTTTACATTCTACCCAATTATTATGATTGTCGTATTGATATTCAAACTCTTTCTTTATTCTCTTGCCATTCCACCAAGAGTCATATAAGATTATATGTCCTAAATGATTATATTTAACGATAGCTTGTTTCTTTACACCGTTATCATCCCAATCAGATACTATTGTTCTGCCTGCTAACTGTCCTTCCTTTTCTGTGTCTTTAATATAACGAGTTATATTCTCAATAGTAGAACCTTCATGAGTTGGAGCTGGCTGTGGATTCATATATCCTTTAAGCATATATTCTTTAATATGTACTTTGCTGCCTTCAAATGTTCTTGTGTAAAGTCTTGATTGAAATCCATTTAGATAGCTTATTGTGTCACAACTCGCAATCTTTCCATTAGTAAAAAGCAACTTATGTTCAAGGTGTAATCTTTGAGTTTCCTGCATATTGTTATGAGGTGAGTACCATTTACTAATATCTTTTCTCTCAATAGTAAATGTTTGTGCTATTAATCCTTGAATAAGTTCTTTATTATGCAAACTGCCATATAGTCTGCTGATATGTATTGAGTAAATGTCTATAACTGAATGCCACATGATGATTTATTCTAATGAGAAACCTCCTAATTGCGTATAACTTTTTAAACAATATTGCATTCCCTTTCTTGAAGTTTTACCTGTTACGATAAGAGTATCAAATCCTAAAGTCATCAGTTGTCTTATGAAAGGTTTGTTTGATAATATGTATTGAGATATATCTCTAAATTCAGAATCCTTTATATTATTATCGTTCTCTATGGAGATTTTAAACCCACTTCTTAAAAAGAATGCACTCATTTCATGCGCATAGTTTGTATCTCCAACTGTTATAGAGACTTTGCAGAATCTATCTAACGCACCAGAACAATAGCTGTCTTTGAAAGTTTGATTCATCGTATTTATCAACTTCATTCGCTCCAATGAAGTACCTACTAAAGAATTGAGTAAGTTTTTAAAGAAATCGACAATATTCATATTACACTAATTTATCATTTACTAAATCCTTAATCTTTAAGAGTTCTCTGTAATTGAATCTGTTGTTATTAATCATTGCTGTTAGTTCCTCTGCTACATCTTTATTGTTGGGGTGTTTGTCTGGGTGAGCTTGTTTGATAAGCTCTTTGTATAGCGGTTTTGCTTTAGCCATGCTCTCAACAATATTGTATGCTTCATCACTTGTTGAATGATTCTTAGAACAGAATAGTCTGGCAAATATATTATTCATAGTATGCCTTTCAATTATTAAGAGAACAGCCATGCTGCTATTCCAATTACTACCAGAACTATAAGGATAACAAAGAATTCTGATAATTTGGGGTCTTCCCCATTATATTGCATTTTAGTCATAATTAGGATATTTGCGCTCATCTGTTCCCAAAGATGAGCATAAATAAAAAAGATGTGGGAACACTATTTGCTTTATCTTACTGACGGGCTTCTCGCATTGCCTTTGGAGTAGATAAAACAATAGCGACCCACACCAAAGGGCATATAGAAACCTCGCAACTATGAGGTAGGTATATATCCAAGTGTGGGTGCTACTGCTATCATCTTCACTCCATTTCAAATTTTGCGAGAATTTGTCAGTAGAAGATAATTTCAATAACACCTTTCGTTAACTATGTCCTTCCAACTCCCTAACGCATTAGTTCATTGGAATTGATGCAAAGATAATGAAAGGTTCTAAATTAATAGGCATGAAGTGTGGATTAATAGTAAATTCTATGCCCTCAAACATAGTCTGAATAAGATATTTAAGCAGAATTGCATCTGAACTCTCTAAATCCATGTGGGTATCAAATTCACTTCTCCCCATATAAGGACTAAATTCTGAATATTCTTACCTACCTTGAATTATTATCTTTAGGTCAGCATATTGTTGGATATTCAAGAAGTGCTACCTGTAACATGATTAATAAGAGTTGAGATAGTTATAAACTCTGTAAACTAATGGAATTGCATTACTTCTATAAGGCTGAAATGCCAAACTGTCAAGATTGGGCTTTAGATGTATCTAAGCTCAATATTTCATTGATTTGGGACAGAACCATTCAGACCACTATAAAGATGTATCTTAATAATCCTGTCCCAATCAATTAGAAGCTCAAACAGTCATAAGTCTGTAAGATTTCTTCCTGCCTTAATCCCAAGTATCTTTTAGTAATGGCAACAGAACTATGGTTGAACAGTTCCATCAGCTTTACTAAAGCAAGTTCAGCATTATCACTGTTCATGTTATAGACCTGTCTACCAAAAGTCTTTCTAAGAGAATGGCAGCTAAAGTTCTTAATCTTTAGCCTGTACTTCTTCTTCACCTCTTTAAGAATGATATTGATTCTCTGAATTGTGAAGATAGTGTCTTTCTGACTGATAAGGATTGGCGCATTGATTCCAACTGGATTTATATGCTCGTAGCACTCTTTAATATGATGTTGTAATTGTGGGTTTAGTCTGATAGTCCTTACCTTGCCTGTCTTTTGTTCAATTACTGTAAACTCGTCAGTATCTAATATCTGCTTCCATCTTAGAGATAGAATATCAGATATTCTTAATCCTGTGAAGCATCCTAAAGCTATAAGGAGTGAGATTTTATAATTCTCGTCTTTGGCTAACTTCCTTATGAGGTTCATTGCATCAGACCAAACAAGATAGTCTGCCGTTGTGCTTGAATATTTAAGTGACATAATGTTCTGTTTTATAATGAAATGAATAGAAGTGAATATTAATTCTGAGTTGGATTTACTAACTCACTGATTACTAAAGGAACATTCACTAATTATCAAAGTGAATATGATAAGGACACCCAACTTAAAAATTGAGTGCCATTTACCTTATTATAATTCTCCCTCGTCAGAGAAGCTGTAATATCCTGCATCTGTTAATATGAGGTGGTCTAAAACTGTAATCCTCATAAGTTGGGCTGCATTCTTGACCTGCTTAGTAATCTCCATATCCTGCCTGCTTGGTTTCAGATTACCGCTTGGATGATTATGTGCAAGGATAATGGCTACTGAATTGGTGAGCAATGCAGCTTGTAGAATTACTCTTACATCAGCACAAGTTTCAGTAATTCCACCCTCTGATATAAGAGTGTAACCTAAAACTTGCTTGGCTTGGTTAAGAAACAGTACTTTGAAGTATTCTTTGTAACAGATTGTACCCTCCTTATAGGTAGGAAGCAAGTATTTATAAGCATCCTCTGAACAAGTTACTTGATGCAGACTTTTAAATTTTGGTTTGTAGGACAGTTCCACTTCACCCACAGTATAATCTATATCCATAATGTACAATGTTTAATAAGTTGGTAGAAATAAAGAAAGGACACCAACTTAATGATGTCCCTTCCTCTCTCAATCAACAATCCACTCAGCCCAAGAACCAAGCGTATTCACTATCTCCTAATTTGGCACGTTGAATGCCTTGTACAAACTCTGTACAGTTAAGATTCCTCTCCAAGAAGTTATCAATGTAACTTGACTTTACAGAACCATTGAGCAGGTTTAAGAGCTGCCAGCCTGTAATGCTGTCCCCAGTACTCTTGAAATTCACATCAGAAACGAATGCTCTACAAGCTGCATTAATTTGACTGTCTCCCAACAATAGACGAGGTAAGCGTTTCTGTTGGTTGGGTGTAAGAGCTTGATATAATCTCATCCTGCCTATTATCTGGCAGAACTCACTCGTTGAGATTGACATCTGCCCAAGTGTCCTTAACAGATGCAGGTCTTTGGATGGGTTGTAAGCATGGAACAGATTCAATGCTGCTGCATATAGTTCCTGTACGCTTAGGACTTCTATCTTATCCTGCAAGCCGTCAGTAGTAAGCATTAAATTTGAGCACACACGATTACGAAAGCCTATGAAGATTTTAAATCTCTCAACAGACTTCTTACTGTATAGGTTAATCTCGTTATATGCTCTCACTCCACCAATGGATAACGCTAAACGATTACCGTATTCATCATGTACAATGGATGGAATTTCAAAACAGAAACACATTCTCTGATAGAACAAAGTTTTCTCTTCGTCTGTCAATTCAGATGCTTTCTTACCTAATGCACTTGGTATTCTGCCATTGATAGGGTGTGAGATTCTAATCTCTGGCATATCAAACTGTTCTCCATGAAAGTAATCCTTAGCTGCATCTACTACTGCACCTATAAAGGATTGGTGGCTTATGGTTTCCTCCATTGATGCAAAACTTGGAATGATGCAGTCTTGCTGTAAGTGCTGTAAGGTTACTTCCTGCGTGTTGGCTTCAATGAAATGGTTTACTCTCTTGGGTGCTGCTACTTCTTCCACAATGATTGCTTCTTCTGCAAACTCACCCATGTTTAATGATTCTCTACGCTGTGCCATAGCTGGCATAATTACTAAATCTCTCATAATGAAATTGAATTAAATGGTTATTGATTGAATGGATTTAATAGGAACAAACCTAAAACACAAGTGAATTTCTTCGCTTGTATCTTAGGCTGTCCTATGTCTTTCCCTAAAGATTCTTTCAAAGGAAATGAGGAGCATTAGTAAATTATTGGTTAGCTATGGCAATAGTGCATCGTGCCTGCTCTTGGATTAATAAGAATGCTTATTCCTGCCAACTATCAGACTGCATTTCTAAAGCATTCTTTTTATTTAAGAGCTATGAGGGGGTGTTTATGTGGGTAGGGGTGTCTTGTGCATTACTCTGATGGTTTAAAATTGTCATTACGAAGTAGCATTCATAAGGGCTGCTTACCCTTATCGTAGAAATTCAACTTTAGATGCTTCTAAAGTCAGAATAAGACAGAGTGGGGATTATTCGTACTATCTCTTAATATATTAATAAACAGTACGAAAAATCCTACTTGCCTGTTATTTGGACTTGAAAGCTATCTTAACCACGTTTTTTGAGTTGGTTGGATTCCACTCCTTGCGCTGTTTGGCTATGTTGTTGTCTAATAATAGTTCATTGGGAGTAAGCTCTATCCCTTTGGGTATATATCTTAACAAACCTGCACTATATAATTCCAGATTGTAACTCTCTACATTCTTCTTACCCATTCCCAATTTGTCAGCCAACTTATTAGGAGTAAGCAGTATCTTGTTGTTCTCTGCTATTAATAGGAGCTTGATATAATATCCTTTCACTTTAATATTCAAATCCACTGTCATAAAGAGGTAGGACAGTGTTATGAAGTTGGGATGTTCAATGGGTGGAATGCAGTAAATGCTCCTCATTACAAATTCTATAAGAGGATGGTTGATAGCTTCCCTATATCTCTTTCTAATCAGCACTGCCTCTATATCCTTATTGAAGTTCTTTAATGCGTCCTCTTTCTCTCCAGTTCGTTTGGCTAAGTCTTTGATTCTCCATCTGACCTTATAATAGTCGTTTCTATATAAGGACAGACAGAAGAACCTGTACAAATTGGGTGGATTGAGTTTATCTACAATAGACTTGTTAATGGTAGCATAATCCTGCCTAATGTTACTTGTCCTGTTTTGCAGGTATCTTTGAGGTATCTTCATATTCATTAGTAGCTGATTGAATAGTATTGGTAAACATTAAATCTTTCTTCTCTCGTTCCATCCTGTAATAGTAGGCAGTTCCAAAGTATATCTTGGCTTCCTTTCTGTTGTGAAACTTCTTTCCTGTTGGCAGATGAATTATCATATCAGTTTAAATATCAGTGAATTAATAAGCCAACTTCTGCAATGAGATATAATAGGTAGCAACCTTTCCATTCTTCTTTCTCCTTGTCTTTAGATAGTTATTAAGATTAGCCCACAATCCAATGTGAACCTTGTTATCTTTTACTCCCTGTTTAAGAGCCTTAACTCTTATCTGCTCATAAGTAAATTCTTCCATTTTAGATATTCTGAATAGTTTGTAAGTCCGTCAATCTATGTGGTGGGATTATCTGCTTGTAGTACTGTAAAGATAGTAACTCCATAAGTGAGAAACTAATGATAAGACCACACATTTAGTAATCAGACTTTAGACTATTCAGAATTTCTAAGAACTTGGGGAGAACAAGCCCACCTGTCACATGGGCTTTGCTCCGTAGTATGTATTATGCTTCTAAAGCATTTTGTAGCATTGCTTGAAAATCATCATCTTCCTTTATTTTCTTTAGTTTGTCATCATTAAGTTCTAATTGTTTTAGCTTATCCAAAGCCTTGAATGCTTGTTCTTCGCCATGTACTTTAGCATAACTGTTAAATCCTTTAATGAAGTAACGTTTAGTGAGAAATGTGACGCTGATTTTGGCAGCTTTGCATAGAGTTATAAAATCGTTACCTCTCTTGATGTCAACTATGGCATCTTTTGGTAGATTGTATTCTTCTCTTCTTAAAACCTTGTTCAATATCTTCTCTGGAATGTTCTTCTTGGTATAAATCAGACCTGCTGTCGTAGGATTGAATCCCTGTTGGATTAGTTCAGCCATATTCTCAAAGAGTTCATCTTTGGATGTCAAGGCAGCAACCCCTATCTTGGCTTTCATATCCCAATTACCAACTCTGTTGATTTCTTCCAAATAAGTTCCTATATCCTTAATATCCTTAACAAAGACATTGGGGATAGTCATATTACCTTTGACAGAGTTTAGTTTGGCAAATGCTGTGCTTCTGTGTTGACCGTCCAAGATTACAAAGTAGCCTTCTGCCTCTTCTTCTGTCAGAACTCTACCGTTTACATCTGTTACGACATATCCTGCCTTTATTAGTTTTGAAGCTTCTATCACGATGATGGGATAGGCTTCTTCATATTTGCCATTGTCAATAATAGCAATGAACGTATCTACTTTCTTTGAATCAATGCTTCTGTTATGTTTTACAAAGGCAATCTTCTTAGAGACCTTCTCCTCAGTTTTAGTTAATTGGAATGTAATAGGTTCGTCTTTAAGTGTGAGGGCTTTACTATTCTTCTCTTCAATAGCCTGCTTTAATTGTTTCACAATTAACTCTTGGGCGTGTAGAACGGTTTCTCCCAACTGTCTGTTAACTATGTTCTTCAAATCTCTTTCAGCTTTAATCAACTGTTGTTGTAAGCTGAGAGTGCGCACTGCCTTTCCTGCTTTAGCATTAGCTACTGATTTGCTGGTTGCAGTCTTTCCTGCTGTCTTAGTCATTGTTTTCATTGTCATCTTGTTTTTAATTATCAAATTAAGTTCTTTGTAACCGTCCAACCTATGCGCACTTGGCTTTCTGATTACGCTGCAAAACTACTTGCTTCTGGGCTGATTAAAAGAGAGAAATTAATGGGTGGTTTTACTTCCCCTCTTAATTGTCAGCTCGTCCGCTATCGTTTTGACGCTGCAAAGATGGGATATAATGGCAGGATTAAAAGAGAGAAAAAAAGTCCTGCTCTTATGTACCCTCTTAATGGTACGGAGCAGGACTGTATTAATTATCAGAAGTTTATTAGAAGTATATGCTGTTCGCAGTATCAATTCTCTTGTCTTTATATTGCTTGATGTAACCTTTTAGGACATCTTCATCATCTGAGAATTTACTATGTTTAGATAGCTTAGTGAAGTAGATAAGCCTTGATATGAGCAATGTCTTACTAAGTGATATGGTGCTTCCTTTCTTCTGTCTGACATTAAACAGCTTATTATATGGCTCTAAATTGAAGAAGTCATTGAACATCTTATAGAACAGCCATATCTGAACGGATTCCTTTTCTTCTGCATGGGTGCTTATGCTGACTTGTTGGTTCTGCATCCAAGGATGTTCCTCTATCTCTTTTAGGTTGTTGGCAATGATAGTAGCCAAGTAACCTATTGCATTGGCATTGTCAATTACTATCTGATGCTTGCCTTCAATCTTTACAGAGACGGTAATAGGCTTTTTAAAACTTACTCCAAATTGGTTAATCTCCTTATGGTTGTCAGCTATGGCTTTGGCGAATTTGATGAGTTGTTCTATTCCAATGCCTGTAGCTTTCATTCCGTCCAAGCACGTTCCACAAGTATAGTCAAAGATGAACAGAAGTAGAAACCAGAACTTATCTATATCAACTCCCAAACCTTTCAATGTATTCTGTATGTCCTCATTGGCTATATAATCTTCGTATGTGAAATTACCATATAGTTCATTCTGATTGTATCTTCTTATGAATAGGGGTAGGGGTAAGGCGGTAGTGCCGCAGACGTATCTTTCTCCTGTGGCTGGGTCTATATCTACGTCTGGAACATATTTAACGGCTATGGCTTCCATGTATTCCAAACGAGTATCAATGCTTATGTAATCTTCCTTTAGCTTCTCCATAATTATTAGTTTAAGGCAAAATTAAAAAATAATCCCCACCTGCATTGCTACAAGTGAGGAATTTGTGGATAGGATATGCTTTAGTAATCAGAAGCTCCTGTAAACGTATCCATGAGTTTATCCATCTGCTCACCTATGCACTTGTCTATCAGCTTTGCATAGTGGGCAGTCATTCGTGTATTGGTATGTCCTAACATCTTAGAAACAACTTCCAGCGATATGTTATTGGCTAAAGTAATTGTACTTGCAAAGGTGTGCCTACTTGTGTGGAAGCAAATTCGTTTATTAATTCCACAAAGTATAGCTATATCCTTTAGATATTTGTTGATGTCCGCAGGGTCTTGAATAGGGAGTAATTTCTCTCCACCTTTGTACTTATCCAATATCAGTTTGGCGATGGGGAGTAGGGGAATGCGTGATAGAACCCCTGTCTTAACCCTACGTTTCTTAATCCATATTCTGCCAGTGTTATCTTTCTCAAAGTGTTCTGGTGTCAAGGTCTTAATGTCAATGTAGCTAAGCCCTGTGAAGCACCCAAAGAGAAACATATCTTTAGCTCGTTCCAATCTTGGTAGGGGAGTATCAAAGTTGATAATCTTCCTCAATTCTTCTTCATCCAAGAAATCCACTTCTACGGGTTCGCGTTCTACTTTATAAGCATTTACAGGATTGTAGGATATATAAGAGTTGGCGACAGCTAAATTTAGCAACTTCTTTAAGAACTTTAAATGTTTGGTGCAGGAGTTTTGTCCCATCTTCTTCTCTCCTAAAAGGAAAGCATGGAATCCTTGAATGAAGCCCAAGTTTATCTCTCTTAAATATAAGTCCTTACGCTCATATTTCTTCTGAATAAACTCTTTGAATAATCTGCCTGTATATTCAAACACCCAATAAGTGGCAGGGGCAACAGTTTTACCTACCATTGCTTTGCGCTCTGTATTATGTTCGTTCAGAACATCCAATAAAGTCTTCTCGTTCAGAGCTTCCACCTTATCTGTGATAGCTTCTTTTAATAGTTCAGCAGTGATAAGATACCCCTTTTGGAGTAGCTCAATTTCTTTTTGATATATCTTATTCCGTAGTTGAATCAGATAACCGTTGATTAGCTGCGCTTCTTCACTCTTGCCTTTTACAGCTTGCTTCTCTTTGTTCCAGTCAGCAGCAGGTACGTGTTTACCTGTACTAAAGTAGATTCTCTTTCCGTTAGTGGTGATTGAAACCTCAATAGGTGATAGACCTTTTTTGTTTTGCTTACTTTCTCTTAATGAAAAGTAAACCATTGTACAATGTTTCTCCAT